AAGCTTCTATTACTAAACGTTTATCTTTAGATTGTAGATAGTCTGCTATATCGTATTGTATAGGTGTTGGCTCAGGTAGATTGAGGTGTTTCCAAGCTAGATACAAGAAGTTCTTAAAGTTATCTATCTTATTCATCTGTGTCAAATGGTAAGTCCTCTAGTATGTTGTTAGCTTTTTCTACGATATCAGGACTTGAGTAAGTCTTACAGATATCTAGACATACCTTCATCTCACTTGCAGTGATTTCTTCACCTGACTTAAGCTTCCTATAAGCATGAGCTACAAGTAATACAGGTAACTCTTCTACTATCTTTTCTATTTCTGCTTTGTTTTCATTTTCTGTCATTTTAATTACCTAATGGGTTCTTCAATCTTTTTACATCATTTTCTAATACAGCCATTTCTTTTTTAATGTTAGCTATATCATCTTTAATTGGGCTTATGTCAGGAGCAGACACAGATTCAACCACTTCTAGTCTGTTCAGTATTTCTCCTATTTGTATAAATAGCCCACCTACGGTAAATAACAGGGCGACTATAGCTCCTATCGTCTTAATGTCCATAATCTGTCCTCAAATACTTGGTTTGGATAAATGTTTCTTGTATCAACGTAGTTCTTATTAATATAAGCGTCTATATTGATAGTTGTTAAATTAGGTTGTTTAAATAAGTCCTGATTAATATTATTATATTCTGATATCTTACTATTGTTTTGCATAGCCTTAGCAACAATAAGCTGTGTTAGTTTTAGTTGGTCTGATACGTTACTAATTTTTTCAGCAACCTTTACAGCTATATCTGATACTGTAGGTAACTCTATAGTTTCCTGTTCAGGAGATGATATAGTTTCTTCTTGAGCCACTATTTCTTCTTCTTCAGGACGTTCTTCCTCAGGCTCACGAGGAGTTTCTCTTAATTCACTAATCATTTCTTCAGCTACTTCTATGGTCTCTTCTTCAATAGCTACCTCTTCTATAATTTCTACAGGAGAAGACATTATAATTGCTTCTTCTATAAACTCTTCTTCAGGTTCTATTAAAACCATTTCTTCAAATATTTCCACAGTTTCTATTGGAGAAAACTCTTCTATTACAAAAGTTTCTTCCATTTCTATAGGAATAAATATTTCTTCCATAGCAATTACTTGTTCTATTTCTTGTAACTCTTGAGTCTGCATAGCTGTTAATACCGTAGGGTCATATTCCATTGTGACACTAATGTTGTCAAAATTTACCCCACCTAATGTAGCTGGTGCGTTGGCGTCTATGCCTGACAAGTCTATACTACCTTGTCTCGAACCTGTGCCTGTCCATGTAACACTATCAGTAAAAGTTTTTCCATTTATTCCAGTTACGTTTGTACGTACTGTAACAGTTGTGGCTAATGATTGATTATTTTCGTCTAAAATGTCTAGTTGAATAGAAAAAGTGTCGGCTTCACCACAATTTGGACACCAAGCCCCAACACCCCCACCTTCGCCATTTTGTACAAGCACTGAGCTGTTTAACGTAATTCCGTTATCTAACATAGGTGCTGTAATAGTTTCTGATTCAAGGTTAAAAGTCTGTGATATACCACCTGAGTCACCTATTTCGTAATCATAAGATGAACCACAGCAGTCACCTATAACTCTACCATCTCCACTTTGTGTCCATCCTGTAGCGTTTCCGCTTTCAAACGTACCGTTAGTAATTAGATTTGCTGAAGTGTCTGCGTTTGCTACTAAAGGTAGCATTAGCATTATCAAAATATTTCTCATTTCCTAGTTCTTCCCAGCGTTTTTCAGCGTCTTTTCCAATTAATCCATCCACAGGACATATTGTCCCAGCGTTTTTCATAGCAATCCACACATCTTTGTCTGAACATGCAAGTGCAATCGCCGCTACTTTCATAGAAAGGGCATTTAAAAGCTTTATTTTCTTGCGTTTTTCACATCTTAAATCTGTGTAATATGTTCCCATACTAGTGCTAAAGCCTATGACGGTCATTCCAAGTGACAACGGAATTGTACACGAATCTTGCCCATATATAGACATTGCGGGAGCGTTTGCGGGGGCGACTGCGGTCTCTTGGTTTGATGAGTTATTTGTAGTTGAGTTGTTTGTAGTATTACTAGAAGAGCCCGACTGATATGTAGTAGCACTTTCGTACCCACCCGTAATAGCTGTATTATTTCCAGCAGAATTACTTAAAGTATTAGCCGTACTCCCACTGGAAGTGACGTCTGACATAGCATTTTCTATGCCATAAGCTAATATAAAAACACTTAGTATAATTAAAGTTAAATATAATTTATTCATCTACGCACCGCCGCTGAACCAAAATAAAATCCTGATACTGCCGCTAAAAAGTGTGTATCAGCGTTAGTTATAACTATGCCTGAAAGACCAGTAAACGTTGTGACCTCTTGTGTATAGCCAAATATCCACCACCCTTCTTTAACTTGCTCTAAGTACATAAGATGTACAGCAATAGATGGGTCTATAAAGACGGCTAGCTTTGGTAAACATATAACAAAGAATACTGCTAATAATGCCATCCATCTACGGGTTACACTTTGAAAGTGTCCACCGTGATTACGTGCGTCCTGTATAGCTGCTCTGTCTACTTCAGCACGTTGTATTAAAAACTTTTGTTGGTCTGCATTGTCTTTTTGTTTAGCTGACCACAGACTAAGAACACCTGTTAAAAGACCTGAGCCCAGCATAGTAATTACTTCAAAAGGTATCATTTATCACCCCAAAAATATCCTATTATAATAGCAGCTACACCACCTAACCACATAAGAAGGCTTACTGCTCCTTTACCTTTAGCTACATCTGCTTGTAGTGACTCTACTTTTGTCTCTAGTCGGTCTAGCTTTTCCGCTAACTGTTCTAATGTAACTTTCATGGTCTCTCCAAAACGTTTTTAATTAAAAATGCGGGTATATCAAATTCGTACCATTTAATTTTTGTGTTATACCTATTAGGATATTTATGGTGATTGTTATGTAAACAGTCAAACATAGGTAATGGTAAATTAGTTGATTTATCAGGTGTATTAAAATTTCTGTATCCATATTTATGTGTTAATACATTTACAATACTAGTAGCATGAAATGTATACATAACAGGTAATAAAACAAAATAAACAGTAAATTGTGGGCTAATAAAAATTAACGTAGCCATCATAATAAAATACAATTTAAAATAATTATTATGCGTATATTTATACAGCGGATTTTTTAACATCTTTTTTACTTTAAAAGCATTTAATTTAGAATTATTATATGTATCCCACCAAAACCATGTCTTCCATCCTTCAGACGCTGGGTGTGGGTCTCCTTCTTTATCTGAATGTTTATGGTGTGTAATGTGGTTACTTGCCCACAAGATAGCTGACCCTTGCATTAATAAAATGCTTAGATAATGAACCACTGTTTCTATTTCTATAGAAGTTTTAAAAGAATTGTGAGAACAGTATCTATGATAATAACAACATAAACAAATTAAAGGAAAAACAATAAGACCTAATAACAAAGACCAGCTAAATGGATAATAAATTAAACCAATTATAGCTGTTATTTGAATAACAAATTGAATTGCTAACATTTTATGATGTTGTCTCATTTTAAAAACAACCTTTCAATTATCCATGCAGAAGGGTCTAACTCCCACCACTTGTGTCCATGTCTATAATCTTTTGATATTGTGTGATGGTAGTTATGCCATCCTTCACCCCAACTAACTAAACTTGTTAAAGGTGAATTAACTGCAGTGCAGTCTCTTCTTGATTCAACAACTTTATATCCAAAATATTTACAATGTGGTATTACTGCAAATGCACCAGCTGCTTGATATATACATGCTGCTGGAAAGCTAAAAGCAAATATTCCTAATAGAGGGTCTATTAAATATAAAACAAATATCCAACTAAACAATAAAAACCAATAATGTTTAGTTATAAACATATAATCTTTATCTTTTAAAATATCTTTTACCATTGTTTTAGGAACAATAATTGGGTCATATAAAGTCAGCCACGCTCTTATGTAACCTATATTTTTAGGTGACTCATTATCTTCTAAACTTCCAGAATGTTTGTGGTGGTATCTGTGCATAGCAGCCCAAGATAAAGGACTACCAAACGCTGATATTACTGTAAGATATTTTAAAATCTTTTCTTTTATAGGTGTTGTTTCAAAACTTCTGTGACACATAAATCTGTGTAAAGCTATATTAGTTGAAAATATATTTACTACACCCCAAGCTATTAATCCATATATAATATATTGAGGATAATAAATACAACCAGCTATAGCTATTATATGATTTATTAATGCTAGTAATTGCACACCTCTTGCATGGTTCATGTCCACCTCAGTTTATTAATTATCCAAACCCAAGGGTCAAACTTACAATGTTTTAATTTAGGTTCTATGTGATGTTGTTTATGAAATGATTCTGAAAATGCAAATGGGTACATATAAGGTACATCTTTTACTTTACCTAGATGACACATAATACCTGTAACTGACATTACCCAAAATGTAGTCATAGCTACTGCTGTTACCCAAATTAAAAACCATTCAATAGGTAGGACTAAGAAAAGAATAGCATTGAACACGTAAACCAACGTTGTTTCATATTTAGTTAAATATAATTGCCATTTATTTCTTAGCCTATCTGTAACAAGTTTAATATTAGATTCTTGTTCATGTGTTCTAAATATAATATTAAACCAGTTTTTGTACTTAGGACTATGAGGGTCTTTATTAGTATCAAAATGTTTATGATGATTTCTATGCCATGCTGCATAAGATATTGGTGTTCCAATTAATGCAGTCATAGATACTACACTCATTATGTTTTGAAACCATACTGGTGGATTCCATAGATTATGTGTAGCCCATCTGTGTATAAACAAACTCATTACAAACTCTAGTAGAAAATAAAAAAGTATGTATGTGTATAGAAGTTGTAACCAAGATAATGCTACAAAAGAATATAATGCTAGTAAGAAGTAAACTCCAAATAATAATGTAAGTGCCACATTAGTATTCCCATGTCATTCTTTTCATAGTTGGTAAGTTACTTGTATAATCTTCAGAGCCTATGTATGCTAAATCTTCTATAGTTAAAGAGCCTAAACAAACTCCATCAGTAGTTCCTTGTGTAAAATAAGTATCTATTTCAGCTCCTTTTACACATTCAAGTGCAAACTTAGTACCGCCTATTGATTGAATCCAATCTTTATGTGCTTGATGAAATTCATTTGTATATGTCCATGCTTTACTATTATTTATTTTACCAACCATTACATTTTCCCATGTAAAAATATTGTCTATAAATTTGCCTTGAATCCACATACAAACTACACCATCTTTAGCTACTTCTATATTTTTCATATTATGATAATTTTGATTACACATTAAATTTATTAAAAATTCTTTTTTCTCATCAGCAGTATCTGAATTATTAAAAACTACTGTTCCATTTTCAAAAGAACCAAGACTATCTGTATACAAAGAATCGAATGTAGAACCTGTTGTAAATGTTTTTTCTGTAAATGTATATGCCATTATTTTCCCTATGCGTTTATTGAAAAGTTTATTGTGCCACTACTACCAAATACGTTGCCTGTTTGATTTTGACCACCTACACTTATTGTAAAAAGTTGATTAGCATCATTAGAAAAAGATACACGATAATAAGTATTTCCATTTACAGTAATAGATGACCAATTACTTTGAGAGGTTGATATTTCAAAGTGCATATGTCCGCCTACAGTTGTACCCTCAGTAACATATAGTGCCTCTACAACACCAGAACCATAACTGTTATTGCCGATACTTCCAATTGTAGTTGTTGTTCCATTAGCATTATCATTAGTTGTACCTACAGTTCTTCCTTGTGAGCTTATAAATCCTTTGTTTACTATTCCAGCTTTAAGTGTTTGTTGACCGATATTTATTGTAGTTGAAAGGGAAATGTTATTTGATGTTCCATAAAAATCTGCTGCTAGTTGTATCTCACCACTAGCTGGTGCATTACCATTACCATAGTATTCAGATAAACTGTGAGGTGCAGAGCCACCAAATTCTGTAGCTATTTGACTTAAAGATATTTGACCACTACTTTGTAAAGCCATTCTTTAACTCCTTAATTTGCTCTTTGAGTTCTTTAATACAGTTAATTAGTAAACCATGAATTGCATCATACTCTACTGTTTTATATTTTTTACCATCTACAAGTTTAAGTTCTTTTTCTCTAACCGCCTCAGGTAAAACTTTTTCTAATTCTTGTGCAATGATACCAGCAGATTTTTGTCCATTGTGTCTTGTAAATGTAACACCTCTGACTTCATCAATTTTATCTAGTGCATTAGGTATCATTTGTATATCTGTTTTAAGTGCAACATCAGAAACTGTAGTTGAAAAAGCAATGACATCTCCATCTACATGTAAGTCGCCATCAGATTCTAGTCTCATTTCTTCGCCATTATTAACATTGAATCTAAAAGCATTAAGACTATGGTCATAATGTAATACACCTATGTTTTCATCACCAGTATCACCAAAGAATATTTGTGAGCTATCAGAAGTAGTAGGGCATAAAATTTGTAATGTTGCGTCACCACTAGCACTTGTTACAACCAAATCGTGTGCTGGACTTGCAGTTCCTATACCTACTCTATTGTTTGTAGAATCTACTTTTAATGTAGATGTATCAAAAGTTGCGTCTCCACTTACTGTTAAAGATGAAAGTGTACCAACAGAAGTTGTACCAGTTACATCTGATAATCTTGCTAGTTGTGTACCACCAGCAGTAGAGCCATCATGTACTCTTAATGTTTTTAAATCGGTATCAACAGTAACTTCTCTTACTGCACCTGTAAATGATGAATGTTCTGAGGTTGTGCCACCTCTGTGTTGTAATAGTTTTGCCATTAAGTTAAGCCTCCAAAGTCAATTTGTAAATTAGTTCCATCAATAGTTTCTACTACTAAATCCCCTGATACTGTTAATTTTGCAGTAGGATTACTTGTACCTATACCTACATTACCATTGTTGTCGATACGTATACGTTCTCCAACAGCAGTATCAAAAATTCTAAACTCTCCTGAATCGCCTGAAATTATATCGTATCTACGATTAGAAGTATTTTCTAATGCAATTCTAACATCTGAGCTTTTTGAAATATGTAGTTCTTCAGAAGGAGAAGTTGTACCAATACCTACATTACCACTACAAGATATACTACCTGTACCGCTAATATTATTAGAGTTTAAATCTAAGTTACCACCTAGTTGTGGTGTAACATCTCCAACAATATCTGTAAGACCAGCACTTATACTAGCCCAAGATGAACCATTGTAATATTTAAGAGCATTATCTGTACTGTTGTACGCTAAATCACCTTCATCTAAACTAGATGTTGGGTCAGACGAACCTATTCTGTATCTGTCTGCAAAACTGTTAACACCAGCAATATTAGAAGCTACAGTATTTACATTAGCTATTGCTCCAGCTGTTG